GTCACCACCATCAGCGACTACGAACTGACGGATTACCGCTGGCGATACACGGACGCGCCAACCGTGGATGACGTCTACTGCGGACGTTACAACGTCGAGCTGGCACTTGAAACCGTGCCGCCTGAAGGCAAGTTTGTCAGCGGCACTGAGCTGGCTGTGATTATCGGCCTCGCATCAGGATCTGTCACAACAACCAACGGCCTGCAGCAGAGTGTCACACTATCCATTGCTGGCGGCTCGGCTTCTGTGGTTGCCGGCGGTGACTACGACTTCTCTTCATTCCTATACTGGGATGAAGACCCCTACACCGTCTGGGACTGATTCATGGCAGCCCCCAACATCAAGAGCGGCAGCTCGGTCACAACGGTCACCGGTAAAACCGTCGGCTACGCAGTGACAACCTCGATGGCCGCAGCGCTGACCAACAGCTCCAGCAGCGGCAAGGTGCTGAAAATCAACTCGGTGTACTGCGCCAACGTGGATGGCAGCGCAGCAGCTGACATCAGCTTGGAGCACTACAACGGCACCACGGGCTTCGCCATTGGCAAGACCATCGCCGTGCCAGCTGATGCCACTCAGGTGCTGGTAACCCGCGAGGCTTACATCTACCTGGAGGAAGGCCACAGCCTCCGCGCACAGGCCAGCGCTGCCAGCGACCTGGAACTGGTCATCAGCTACGAGGACATCAGCTGATGCTCGGCTTCAATGGCGGATTGATGGGCGTCAGGCGCACGCCGACAGGCAGCGCAGCTTCGGGACTGTGGTTTCAGAATGAGCAGAGCGTGGCCAAGAGGGCGGCGATTTGGCCAAGCAGCAGCGCAATCGCCGGTTTGTCACCAGTGCTTTGGTATGACTTCAACGACCAATCGACTGCCACAGTAAGCAGTGGCACGATTACAGCAATTACTGACAAAGGAAGTGCGGGCCGCAATCTTACTGCCTCTTCAACTGCGCCTGCATACGGCACTGGCATAAACGGCTTGCACTGCGTTGATTTTGGCAGTGCAACCCATAGCAATTACTTACGCAATACTTCAGCAACATCTTTCACACTTGCCGAGGTTTACATTATCCAAGAAACCACGCTGACATCAGGCGCAGTTAACTACAACGGATTAGTTGGAGCCGCAAACAGCGAGACTTATAGAGCTTACATGGAATCAACTAATTTACAAATCGACGGATTCAACAGTCGCTACTTAAATGGATCAAACACAAGCAGCGGCATTACTTTGACGCAGCTACAGGATCCATGCTTAGTGCGTCTTGCCTATACCACCGCAGCCAGTATCACCAGCGGATTTCAAGTAGGCAACGAAACGACCAATACAACAGGCCGCGGGTGGTGGGGCTTTGTTGGCGAAGTTATTGCTTTCTCTGCCGCGCTTGGGAGCACTGATCGAAACACGCTGCAAACGGAACTAGCCGCTAAATGGGGCATCACGCTGGTCTAACCATGCTCTACTCCCACAACGCCACCACCCCAGCACCCCTGCCGCACCGTATCCGCTTTGCGGACGGCAGCACTCGGACTGACGCCAGCACCTTCACGCCTGACGAGCTGGAGCGTGCCGGTTACAGCGGCCCTTACGAGCGCCCCGAGTGCAACCCGAAGCTGGAGACAATCGACTGGGATGGCACGCAGTTCCTGGTACGTCCCTACAGCTTCGATGAGCTGCAAAGGCAGCACGCCAAGGTCCGCCAACAGCGCATCGAGCTGCTCAAGGCCAGCGACTGGACGCAAATTGCCGACTACGACCTCGGCGCTAATCGTGAAGCCTGGGCCACCTACCGCCAGGCCCTGCGCGACTTGGCCGATGCGCCCAACCCGTTTGACATCACCTGGCCGCAGCCGCCTGCCATCTCGGCAGAATGAATCCATCTGAGCATCAACTATGGCCAGCCTGATCTACAACTCATTCGTTGATGACATGGCCCGTGGTGCCATCGACCTCGACACCGATACCTTTAAGGTGATGCTGGTCTCATCGGCCTACAGTCCGAACAAAGACACTGATCTCAAGCGCTCTGCCGTCACGAATGAAGTGAGTGGCACCGGCTACACCGCTGGCGGCGTCACCAGCGCCTGCACCGTCACCAAGGACACCGCTAACGATCGCGTCACGCTCAGCTTTGCCGCTGTGAACTGGGCCAGCAGCACCATCACCGCCAGGGCTGCTGTGATCTACAAATCACGCGGCGGACTAGCAAGCGCTGATGAGCTGGTCTGCTATGTGGACTTTGGCGCCGATGTTTCGAGCAGCTCTGCAACTTTTAGCTTGGGCAGCAGCGTCATCACGCTGGCGAACTGATGGCCACCTTCCCGGCACTGGAGCCGGTTACACGCCGCTACAGCATGGGCGTGTTCCCTGTCACCGAGGAGAAGGGCTTCGGTGGCGGCAGCATCCGCTTCCGGCATGGCACCACCGCCTACAGCCACAACCTTGAACTGGGCTTCGCTGCACTGACGCAGGCTCAGGCCAAGCTGCTGCGTGATCACTACCGCGAGCAACAGGGCGGCTACATCGCATTCCCGCTCAGCACTGAAGCGTGGACCGGCCACACCAGCTTTACCGATCTGGTGCCAACCTCTACGCACTGGCGCTATGCCGCACAGCCGCAGGAAGATCACTTAACCGCCGGCTATGTGAACGTCTCGATCAGCCTGATCAGCGTGCCAGCTGTGGTTGCTGCAGCATCCGCCGGCCTGGCCTCCACAGTCACAGCCACCCTGGCTGGTGGTACGGCGTCCAGTCCCTAAACTGAACTGTATCAGTCTGTAGCGCCGTGGCCTCAAACCGTTACTACACAGGCATTGACGGCGCGTTACTTGTAAATGGAACACGCATCGCCAAAATAGTTTCCTGGCAACTGCAATCCAGTGCAGAAGTAATTGAAACCACCACAGTCAACGCACAAGCACGCACCTACGTCTTCGGGCGCCAACAGTGGTCCGGCTCCTGCGTAGCCCTCTACTACGAAAACGCCGCAGGCACTCTAGACAGTCAACTCCTCGTAGCTAACACCCTTCGCACCACTACACTTTCTCCCACAACCACCCACACCATCGAACTACAACTCACTTCTTCAAGAGTATTTGAAGCCACCGTACTCATCAACTCATCAACAGTCCAGGCATCCAACGATGCAGCTGTAGAAGTATCCATAGACTTCACAGTCACAGGGCTACCGATAGATGCCACGATCGGGGCGGTGTAGTACCATCCATACTGCGGTTCTTCTTTAGTACACCGCCGCGTAGCCATGGCCGTCAAGTCTAAAACTGCCCTAGGGCGAGTGGAGCACCAGTTCGGTCGCCCGAAGCGCACTCGCCAGGGTCAAGGCCAGCACAGCAGACCCAACCACGGACGCAAAAAACTGCGCGGGCAGGGCCGCTAATCTAATTAGGTAGCACCGGCCGCCATGATTGAAGTGATCGCCGCCGTTGCTGGCGCATCCATATCTGTGGCGGCCATGGGCGCTATGGGATTTAGTCGCCGCAGCGACGAAGCCCGAGAAGCGGTAATACGCCTCACATCTGCAGTGGAGCACATCGCCACCCAACTCGAAGTGCTCCACACCGACATCAAAGACGACCGCAAAGAAACCTTCACCCGCCTCAACAGCGTCGAACAGCGCGTAACAAAGCTAGAGGTCCGCTCCTAATGCCCGTCATTCGATCCACCTTGTATCCCGAGGGATACGCCCTGGAACAACTGGAAAACGAACGCGGCGAAATCTTCTACCGCGCCTGTCACAACAGCATCTGTCGCTACGCCGAAGACGAATACATCGCCCGCATGTACCTCGAAGGCATGGGCTGGGATCCTACGCAACCTCCGACGGATTGATCCAATCCTCGATCTCCGCCTCCAGTCGCTCATCCCAAAACACCTGTGCTCTGAACCAGTCCCTCCACGGCGAACTGGCCTTTTGCACATTGCACGCCAAGCACGCTGGAACCAGATTCCGTGGATGCGTATGGCCGCCTCTGCTCTTTGCCAGCACATGATCTAAGGTCGCAGACCTCCCCAAGTCACAATCGCAGTAAGCACACCTATTCCGCCAGCGCCACAGAATATCTTGTCTAAACCTTAACTTAGCTTGCTTTTTATTTAAGTATTCGCCATCTTCGATCTGATGGTCCATACCCAAGCGTGGCTACCCAAAAGGTAGCGACAGCCAGCAGTTCATGCGCTGGCGCTCTTCTCTAGTACAGCTACACTTCTACAAGCATCATTACTCCCATGGATTCGACCACTGCTGCCGCCATCGCCATCGCGGTTGCCGCCACCTCCGAGGCCCTGAGCCTGTACCCCGGAATCCGCGCCAACGGCATCATCCAAGCTCTGCTGATGGTGGCCAAAGCCGTTTTCCCGAAGCGCCGCTGAGCGCTCCCCTGCCCCAACGCAGCACCCCGATGGCCTCGACCCCCGTACGCCTGGCGGATTTATTCCGCTTCTACAAGGGCCTCCCCCACCAGCTCGCGGCCATCACCGAACTGGAGCAAGCCCTCCTCAAGGCCGACCCGACCCTGCTAAACCGCGACCGGGGCTGGTTCAAAACTTGGAGCGTTGCAGGCAAACAAACCAACTTCCCCAACACATGGGAAGGTGTTCTAGAAGCCGCCCGCGTCGCTGGCGCCAAATTCCCCGAACTGGTCGCCGCGCAATGGGCCTTGGAATCCGGCTACGGCAAAATCGTCTCCGGCCGCAACAACTTCTTCGGCCTCAAAGGCACCGGCACCAACACCAAAACTCAAGAGTTCATCAATAACCAGTGGATCACTGTTACCGACAGCTTCATTGACTTCCCCGATCTTCTCTCCTGCGTCATCTACCTTGTAGACCACTGGTACAAAGATTACAAACAATACAAAGGTTGCAACAACGCAGTCAACCGCGAAGAAGCCGCTAAGTGGCTAGTCAAAGAAGGATACGCAACAGACCCCAACTACGCGGGCAAACTGATCGCCCTGATGGATCAGCACGCTGGAACTAACCCAGCCGTCAAACCCCAAGAAAAAATCCTCAAGGTCGCCTACGAATACCAACTAGGCCCTGACGATGGCGCCACTGGTTACCGCCAGTGCTTTAGTTCCAGCTGTGCCATGGTGGCCCGCTACTACGGAAAAATCTCGGGCGACTACGAATACAACAAACTCCGCGCCCGCTTCGGGGATACCACCGACCCTAAGGCCCAACTCGCTGCCCTCAAAGCCCTGGGCCTCACCGCCACCTTTGAAATGGACGGCACCGTCGAAGACCTCGAAAACGAAATCACCAACGGCCACCCCGTCCCGGTCGGCTGGCTCCACCACGGTACTGCCGCCAACCCTGCCGGCACCGGCCACTGGAGCGTCGTCATCGGCTTCACCCCCACGCACTTCATCTTTAACGACCCCAACGGCGAGGCCAACTTGGTAAACGGTGGCTACGTGAGCCACAAAGGCGGAGCAAAAATCCCATACTCCCGCAAGAACTGGCTGCCTCGCTGGCTCGTTGACGGCAACGACACCGGCTGGTTCATGAAAATCCGCCCCAAGTAACGATGAATCCCATCGAACACAGCCTCGAATCTCAGTTCAACAAAGCCTCCACCGACAAATGGCTGGTGGATCGCTTCAACTCCGGCGACTACCGGGGCCTCCTTGAAGCCGCCCTCATCCTGAACACCCTCCACCAACTGGAGCAAACAAAAGCCCGCTGGGCCATCCGCGAAGCCGCGAACAACCTAACGGACCAGTTCGGCCTCGACCGCGACTCGGCCTAAGCATGCTCCACGTTCATCCGATCCACCATCTGCTGGTACAACCCGGTGTAACACCCGTGCAGCGGATGCCCCGGCTTATCCCGCGAATCCTCCAGATAGAGGCGCTCCAGTAGATCGGTCCTGGCCTGGTCAGCTTGCACACGCGCCCACGCTTTCTGTGCCCACGCCGCCGGTTTCTTCATGCGCTTCGCCCTCGCCGCCTTTAATCGTGCATTCGCCGCAAGACTAGGGCTGGTATGTGACCGCACTAAGGCAGGTTTCCCTGCCACGGGCGGCGGCACATCCACCTGACTCCCCGGGTACTTACACCGCGTAATCACCAGCGCGTGCTCCAGCGACGTCGCCTTAACCAGCTGGCGCAGCGCTCCACGTCCCGCCAGCCAAACCTGCACCTCGTAAAACTCCATCAGTTCCACGACCTCGGAAACGCGGGCTCCTCAACACTGTGGACAAACACCGGCGTATCCACCTGGCGCATCACAACCTTGGCCGCCGCCACCGCACACTCATACGTGACCCAGCTCGACGCATCCTCCTTGGTCTGCGTAAACCCCACACCATTTCCCGGCCCATAAACCGCCGTGACCCAGCGGTCCCCGGTCACCAGCACGTAACGCGTCACAATCAAAAAAGCAGGTTACTGTGTAACCCTACTACCCCTCCTGCCCAACCAGCCAGACTATGAAGAAATCTGACTGGGACTCATGCGTCAGTTTCTGACACACCTGGCTGCTGCTTCGAGCGCATTCTTCCCTGCACCCTTCGCTGTACCGACTCCGCCCACGACGCCTTATCAGCCGCCTCTGCTGCTTTGTAGTCCGATGCTGGCAGGCTTTTCTCCAGTGCCGCATACACCATCTCCCGCAGCATCCCCGTCACTTTCTTCCCTTCTCGTGCCGCCAGTTCCTCGGCCAGCTTGTATCTGTGCATGTCCAACAGCAGCTGGCAGTACACCTTCTGTCCGTGACGCAGCGGCATGATCCCGTATCTAATCTCCTACACAATAGCATACTGCGACACACTAGACCTACCAGCGCACATCCTCATCCACCCTTTTCCTCCACGCATTCGACTGCGCCACCCGCGCCCCACCCCTCTGCTTGGAGCACCCCTTCCTAACCGCCCTCGCCCACTCCAAAAAAGCCGCCGCCCTCTGCAAATCCGCCGTCTTCGCCAGCCGAATCTCCCGCTGGAGCCACTCCATCACCAGCTCCCTCCCCGTGCGGCTGCGACTCATGAGTCCAACTCTGAGACTCGCATGATCGACTGAACCGCACACCCCGGATACTCCTTCCGTGCCTGCTGGTGCGCCTGGAACGCATCCGGCGCCACCACAAAGACATCGAGCATCGGCCCATGAAGCCGATACATCCTGACCCGATACTCGAAGTCCTGCCTCATTACTTGGCCTGATCCCAGCTATCCCCGACCTTAGCCTCAGCCAGCGGCGGAATCTCCCCCAACCACCGAGCCTCTGCATCCTGCATTACCGCCTGGAGCTGGTGCGCCCAGACCTCCGCGTGTTCCTCTACGACGAGCAAAATGATTTCGTCATGCACCACGCCGGCCAAGCGCACAACTTCCTCTGTGTCGGATCTAAGGGCAGGCCACAGCTTGCTGAGCGTAAGTTTGAGCACGGCTGCGCCAGCTCCTTGGATGGGAGTATTACAGCGCGTGGTGAGCTTGTTATTCTCTCCCGGAAGAAACCGCCGGAGCCCCGAAACACGGATGGCGACAGATGGATTCTTCGCAGGCGCATCAGCAAGTGCAGCATTTGTACGCTGCCATTTGCTGATCCCTTTATATGCAGCATGGAACTTCTGCCTGACTTCCGCCGCCTCATCAAGATCCATCTGGATTCCCATTGTTGCCGCATAATTCCTGAGCCCTTTTGCACCGCTTCCATACAACAATCCGAAGTTGGCTGATTTACTAATTTGCCTCTGTTCTTTTGTAACTTCATCCTCACTAACCCCATAAATCTGCATCGCTGTAATCGTATGCAAGTCTTTCCCCTCCTGGAACGCCCGAGTCATAAGCTCATCTTGAGCTTCTGCCGCCGCCAGCCGCAACTCCATCTGCGCGAAGTCCGCCACCACAAACTTCCACCCAGCTGGAGCCTGCACACAAGCCCTAAACCGCTGATCCCTAGGAATCTGCTGGAGATTCGGCGACATACACGACATACGCCCCGTATCAGCCCCCATCTGCAAATAGCTGGCACGAATATACCCATCATTCGCCACATTCTTTAACAACGTCTCCGCCATCTGCCGCCGCTTCTCTACTTTCTTCCAGCGCAAATAATCCGCAATAATCCTGTGATCCCCCACATACTCCTGCAGCGCCGCACGACTGGCACTCGGCTTATTCGTCTTTGGATCGACTGGCGCCTGCCCCAACAAAGCCGAAAACTTCGCCAACAACTGCGCCGGACTGTTGAGGTTAAACACCTGAGGATCCGGTTTCTTACCCTTCGGCCCCGGCTTTGTCTGGAACTTCAGTCGCCCGTCAATCCCCCGGTGCAGTTTGAAGTTCTTAGGCAACGCGGCATCAAAATCCTCGATGAACTTATCCCCCACTTCCTTATGCTCGATGTCCAGATCCTTGATCAGCTGCTCAAGCGCTTTTTTGTTGAACGGCAGCCCGGTCCTCCACAGTTGCGCCATCGCCTGGAGCGCATTGCATTCCAGATACCACGCGGGGTACAGCCCACCAATCGCCATCCGCTCAGCAATTTCCCGCTCCAGTGCGGTTAGAACCACCACGTCATTGGCGGCATACTCCATCTGATCCCTAGTCAGATCCCCCGACCAGTCGCTGCGCTGCTGTTCCTTCGAGATGTCCAGCTTCAGATACCGCCGCACCACATGCTGCAGACCATGCTTGAGGTTGGGCATCCCGTTAGTCAGCACCCGGCTAGCCAACATGGTGCAAAGAACCGTGCCCGCCGGATAAATCTCATACTCCTGGAGCCACCCGAGATCAAAAACAGCGTTGTGCGCGATCCACCGGCGCTCAACACTGAAGAACTCCTCCAGATCAATCCAGTCGTTGTCGTCTAGCTGGAAACAGTCGATGACCACCGGCGCCTTCCCGTAAGTCGCCAACTGGAGCAGCCGCAGCCCCCCAAAAGTCGGCTGGAGCCCGGTGGTCTCAACGTCAAATGCAACAGTAGTCGCACCCTCCAAAGTCGGAAGGTGCTCAATGCCAAAGAGAATTTCCATGCCTGGTAGAGCGTGTACTGTGTCACTCTAGCACACTGTCAACCTCCCGCGCCGAGCACAACTCCGCCATCACCGTGCCAGCCTCAGGAATCCCCAGCGTGCAACGGTGGTACCAATGCACGCATTGCCGGCACAACCCCCCATCCTCACACCGCTTGTAACTGTTGAGCATGGCCTCCAGTCGTAGTTCCGCCCTACCGGCTTCGCTGGAGCGGTAACACTTAAAGCAGTAAAGAGCGCCCGTTATGGGCTTGCTGCAGGTAGCGCACAACCTGCTGTTCTTAGATGCGCCCATCAGGAGAAAACAACTCGTAGAAATCCAGGTAGCCGTTGCAACTTCTCTTTTTTGTCGCGGGCGTGCTTTGCAGCTCCATCAGGCAATTCCACTTCTACCGTGAAAAATCTGTGCCCGCAATTAAGACACTTCCGCTGGCGCAATACCGATTCCGCCGTGTCATGACAGGTGCGATATACACCAAGC